TGGTGTGGCGGCCGGCCTATGGCAGGAAGGCTCGAGGGAAACCTCGGAACCTACCACCCCCGGCGCGCCCGTGCGCGTTGGAGTTCTTCCCGATGATTTAGTGTCCCTTTGTAAAGGGTTGCTGAATCAATTGGGGCTCCAAGTCGCGCGCGGTCAGTGCAGAAAGAATGAACTCGCTGAGTTCACTCCTCCGGCCTATCAGTCCTGGATACTCTCCTATAAGCCCAAGTATGGGCGAGATGGGTTGGCATCCATGCGGCAGACGGTCTACTTCGCCCGTTCAGTCCTTGAAGTTCTCTTGGACTGGGACGAGCCAAAGTTTGCACTACTTTTCGACAAAACAGACGCTTTCGTCTTGTTCTTTAAAAAGGTTCTAGACTGGCCCTTGGGGGATTTCGTTAAGAACGCGAAATTCTTCACAGTCTATCCTATGGCTGCTGTTCTTAGGAACCCATTGCCTGCCAACCCGCCCGCGTCTTACGGGTATACTGGCACGATAGGTTCCGCTGTCCTTTTCTCTGGCCCGGTGAGACGGTACCTCAAACTCCGCATACTCTCGGCTCGACCACACGACCTCTCCCTATTCATGTCCCTGTTGCAGGGCGTGAAGAGGGGTTGTGCTTGTGTCCCTCCGCAGTATGTGGCGGCTTCGTTCCGCGCTCACAATGAGAAACTCTCCACGGTCTCCGAACCGACTCTCCTACCTTACCTGGATAATATCGATTACCTCGAAAGGTTCTGGAAGGGTGTTCGTAGATGCAACCGTAAAGTCAGTGAACCAAGCTCCTCAGCTTGTATGACTAACTTCCGGACAAATGGTGGAGCTCGCGAGCAGATAAAGGCAGATGTAGTTGGGGGCGTACGGAAACCACCCATGTTTCATGAGGGAGTTGATCCGTACGAGGTGACTAACCCCGTGGAGCTCTACCCCGAGCGGCTTGTCGAGCCGCGTCCCGGTAGAGTAGAGGTAATCCACGGTGTTACTGGTACACCACTCACCTGGACCCAGGTCCGTGATGAGGCACTGTTCATAGATGAACCACGCTCCGTGGCCGTCTCGGCAGTTCTCGAACCGCTTAAGGTTCGCCTCATAACGAAGGGCCCGGCGTGGGTTGGGTGGTACTCCCATCGCCTTCAGGGCGATCTCTGGAGTCACCTCCAGGGAATTCCTGCGCTCAAGCTCACCGGTCGTCCTTTGGGAAAAGACGACCTGTACGAGCTCCTCGAGCGTGGTCGCAGAGTGGGGCTTCCGGACGATTTCACTGATTTCTGTTCCGGCGACTTCTCTGCAGCCACGGATGGCGTACGTATAGCATATACGAAGGCCAGTAACGAGGCAGCGATGGAAGCTCTCAACTACGACGAGGACAGTCGCAAACTGTTCCGCAATGTGCTCTACGAGCAAAACATCCTCTATCCCGACAGTTTCGGCGGGATAAGTCGAGAGGATAGTCTTGATGGTTGGGCTCAGTCTGCGAGACAGCGTACGGGGCAACTGATGGGATCAGTGCTCTCGTTCCCACACTTGTGTTCTTTGAACGTGATTGCCTACTGGCGCGCTTTGGAACTGTTTCTCGGCCGCCGGGTGTCTTTACAAGACCTCCCGGTTCTCGTAAACGGAGACGATATCCTTTTCAGGTGTTCGCCTGCCTTTTATCAGAGGTGGATTGATTCCATCACCGAGATCGGTTTCACGTTATCCATAGGTAAGAATTACGTCCACCCTAATTTCGTGATGATAAACTCACAGGCCTTCTACTTCGACGGTACCTCCTTCCGGGAGATACCATACCTGAACGTAGGTCTGTTGTCTGGTCAGGCGAAGCTCACTGGTCGTGATAGAGAAAAGCAT